ACGCGGTGACAATGACCTTGACAGGCATTTGCGCAACTTCTTTGAATCGCGGTTGGTCCGGGGTCCTGCTCGTTGGCCTCAACTTGTGTTATCTGGCGTTGCTTCTTCTGCCAAATCAACTTTGCTTCGGCAGTATTTTGTTCAACGCGACCTGCAGCACGTTCTCGTCGTCGTGCCGTCCAACGCTTTGGCTGCGGAATGGCGACAACTGGCTGACCAGCGTTTCACCGTGGTCACGCAACATCGCGTGCCACGCTACACGTACAGGTATCAATATGTCATTGTTGATGAAGCTTTTGCGATGGACATGCAGACTTTGGTGGCTTGGAGTTGTATCGCACATTGGTTTAACGCAAAGCTCATCTTACTCGGCGATCATACGCAACGTGTTAGCGAAGATGGTCTTCCTCACGTGACTCATGAGCTTTTTGTCTCGCGCAGATTTCACATGCCGGTTGCCAATGCAGTGCCTCATGACGCGTTCTCGATCTATCACAGCCTTTTGCCGTTCGATGCTTTCCGCGCTTTCGCTCAAACACGTTCTCCTCGGCCGCGGTCAATTGTGTTCGTACCACGTGCCGATTGTGCTGGTGCATTTCCACTTGCCGACATGTATCTTAAGGCACATTTGCATCAGGCGCTTAGTTTCCGTGGTCAAGATGCAATCACAATCGGTAGTTCTCAAGGCATGCGCGCCACCAGCGTCGTTCTTGCCGGTGATGTGTCGAATGCTCAGGCTATGTGGTATTTTAATCGTCCCGGCGCCCGCATCGTGGCTTTGACGCGCGCAACTACCGTCACATTTGTTTTTGGCGATCATGTTCTCAGGGATGCTTTTGTTGGTGGTGGCGACTGGGATCACATTCCCTATGTCGGCGCACTTGCCGCACGCGACATTAAACCGTTTTGTCTGGATGAACTTGTCACACCGCGAGTCATGTCGGATGAGATGCGTTCGAGGACAACTTTGTCCTCTTTCGGTTATCTTGACATCTCAGACAGCTTGGTTACGCGCAACGTTATTAGTGACACACACCTTCAGGAACGTCATGCATCTGTGATGCCGGTCCTAGCTGCTGAACTCCAGTCATTGATCTTTTCCAAAACGAATTTCTCGACGGCCAAAGAAGCGGGTGAGCTCATACCATTTCAGATTGGTCGACCTGTCCGCCTCCGCAAGGTCGGTGAGATAGGTCCGCTTGTGATGCGCACCGATGTGTTGTCAAATTTCTACGAGGGATACAAGATGGGCGATGTGCAGGTTTCTAGCTCACAGTTCGAATCTTTGCGCAATTTTGCGTTGCGAAATCTGGAGCCCGTGCACCCTTTTGGTATTTCAATCAATGATGCAACGAATGCTTCGATCTTGGTAGAGCGCTTTTCTCGAACCTTTCTCTCCAAAGACGCCACTCTCAATCTTGAGGGTGACTTTGCGAAATATTGGTTTTCTCGACGCTCTCCTGCGATTTTCCAACGTGCCGAGGAGTTTTTCGGTGAAACCAGTCGCAGTGTAACCTTCTCTTCTTTCTTGAAGACGCAGGTCAAGGTCAAACCCGCTGCTGGTTTCGCTGCAGGCGTCAACTACGGACAACAGATTGTTTCTCACGAACTCGGCTACGCTCTTCGCATGGCAGCCTCCCAATCGATTGCGTTCGCGCGCGCTGGCAAAATTCTTCGTGAAGGTGTCGTTTTCGACATCGGCTACTCCGACGATGAACTCGCGCGGAAGTTGCGCTCGCTTGCACCTGATTTCGAGAAGTGCAACACGCAGATCGACCTCTCACGTCAAGACAGTTCACACGACGCGGTCCAAGTGCTTTGCTTCGCCTGGTTCCTTTCTATGGTCGGCGTTGATGACGAAACGATCAGCCTCTATGTTGCCATGCGTTCCAGGTATGGCGTTAAGTCTCAAGAGCCTCACTTGTTTCGCGGTGAGATTGCTTGGTCCTTACCATCCGGTGATCCTTTCACTCTCCTTGCCAATTGCGTTATGACCGCCTTCTCAATTTTGGGAAGGTATAGTGAACGCAATTTATCAAAGTGCATCTACTTACAAAAGGGGGACGACGCTCTTTTGAACTGTCGCATCGAATTGCTCCCGGAGCCTTTACGTCTAGCGCGCAATGTCAAGTTCAAGGTTGCATTTGATACTTTGCCGTATCACGCGGGTCGTTTCTGGTTGGTAGACCATTTTGTTGCAGACCCCATCCGTGTTTTTTGCCGTCACTTTGCCAGACTTGCAGATCCGAATGTGACTATTGCTGAATT